ACTCGTATCCGCGAGGGCACGCCGCGTTTGACCCACATGGCGCGGCCGTTGACGCTGAGCGGCACGGGTTCCTCGCCGCCGGGGCCTTCCTGGGGCTGGATGTAGACCGTGACCATCTCGCGCGAGCCGAGAATGTCGTCCTTGGGGGCGGCGGGCGGCTTGAGCGGCGTGACGTCGACGCGCGGCAGGTCCGGCGCGGCCAGGATGTAGGGTTTGTCCCAGGCCAGGGCGATCTTCGCTCGGATCTGCGCACCGGTCATTTGCTGCGAGATATCGAGGCCGAGCGATTCGAGGGCGAACTTCCGCAGTTGGCCGACGTCGGCTTGTTCGATAGGGACCTCTTTGTAATTCATTGTTTTCCTCCAAAAATGAACCGGCTACCCGGCTTTTCGGGCTTTCACGCGGGCGAGCCAGTTCTGGAAGTCGCCCCTGAAATTCTTGGTGCCTATGTGGCCCACGAAGAGCTTGGGATCGACATGGATGCGGAAGCCGGCCTTGCCGAGCTTCAGGCACATCAGCGTATCCTCGCTCCATAGCGCGCCATCGATGATGCGGATGTCGAACACCATCCGATTGGAAAAGACGCCATCGCTGTAGGGTTCGCTCGCGTCCCAGAGGGCTTGCAGGGCCTTCCGGCTGAGGCGGATGAAACCGGTTCCGACGCTGTCGACGATGAGCAGTCCGGTATTCAGGTCGACCGGGATATCCGGGGTCAGCGAGCGGACGTTGTAGCTTTCTTGATAGTCGGTTTTCTTGCGCACCGGGGCGCCGACCACGTCGACGTTGTGGGCCAGGATCTCGAGGACCGCGCGCGGTTCCCACTCCTGGTCGGCATCGATGAAGAGAAGATCATCCACATTCGCCGAAAGGGCGATGCGGACGAGATCGTTGCGGGCGCGCTGGATGAGCGACTCGCCCGGCATGAAGACGGGGACGATGTTGATGCCGACCGCGGCGGCCTCATGCCCCGTGTGATAGAGGGCGTGGGCGTATTGCACGGTCACCACCCCCGCGTGAGCGGGGGTGGCGATCATGACTTTACGCACGGTTCTTCAGCTCCGCCACCTGCGCCGCGAGTTCCTGCACGGCTTTGATGAGCGGGTAGACGAACGCCGACTCACCCAGTTGCTGTTGTCCGGAGGGCAGAACGCTCCAACCGCCGAACACCGGGTTTCCGGCCTTGTCGAGGGCCGCCTTCACGTCCTGGGCGAACATGCCGAGGATGGGCGAGACGGTGTCCATCGTTGCATTGGGGCCGACGTTCCACTCCTTCGGCCACTCCGCGGGCGCCTTCCACTTGAACTCAACCGGGCGCAGATTGAGGATGAACGCGAGGCCGAGCGGCGACTCGCGTTGCAGGTTTTTCATGCGGACATCCGAGGGCGCGTCCCAGGTCTGGTCCGTACCGTAGTCCATCCGGACGGTTCGGGCGTTGTTGCCGATGAACACCGCCACATCGGCGGTGATTTCGTCGCTTTTCGAGCCGGCCCCTGCGGCCAGCACGATGCGATCGATGGCGGTGGCGGAACCCGCGTGGGCTTTGTTGCCCAAGAGGGTGTTGCCGTCGCCGGTCGTGATCGTGCTGCCGGCTTGGTCCCCGATGGCCGTGTTGTCGACGCCCGTGGTAACCGCGACCAGGGCATCCCGGCCGATGGCGATGCACGACGTGGCCGTGGTGAGGGCCAGGAGCGCGTCATCGCCGATGGCGACGTTGAACGTGCCGATGGTGTTCGCCCCCAGCGCGTCGGTGCCGATGGCGACGTTCTCCACGGCGGTCGTGGCGGCGTCGAGTGCTCCGGCGCCGATCGCAACGTTGTCGGTGCCGGTCGTGTTGGCGCCCAGCGCGTTGTTGCCGAAGGCGTTGTTGCGAACGCCGACGGTGTTGGCATCGAGCGCGGCGACGCCGACCACGGTATTGAGGGCGCCCGTGGTGTTGGCCGTCAGGGCCGTGGCGCCGAACGCGGCGTTGCTGGTGACTGCGCCAGCGCCGAGTGCGGAGATGTGGCGGAAGTGGCCGATGTCCTTCGAGGAGTCGACAACGACCGCTTTGGAGGCGGTGACGGTGCCGGCGGTGACGCCGTCGAGCCATCCGATTTCCGTGGTCGAAATGTTGGCGACGGCATTGATGAGGTCGCGGAGCAGTTTGCCGAGCGAGCGCAGATGCCCGCGCTCGGCCTGGGCCGCCAGCGGATTGTGGGTGCTGGTGGTAATTGGGTTGGTGATCGTCATAACGAGCCTTTCCGAAATGGGATTATTGGTTGGTACACTGGAACGAAGAGAGGGCCATATGGCCCTCTCCCGTTCGCCCTTACTCGGTCCTGATCAGGTCAGATCAGTACATCGCGTTGTTGCGGAACGCTTCCCAGCGGAGGAGTTTGTTGTCCTCGCTGATGGTCGAGCCGATCGTGAAGCCCTTCGACGCCGACCCCGAGGAACCGACGTAGGCCGAGATCGCGGCGTTGCCGGTTTCGGTAGCGACTTCGGTGTCGATGCTCACCGTGTGGCCAATAGTTGCGGCCGAGACGGTGGCCCCGTTCGCCAAGACCACTTCACCGACGCTGAGACCGCTGTTCGTCGGCCCGAGCGTGTAGACATCGACGTTTTCCGAGCCGAACGTGCCGCTGATGTCGTCGTAGTTGCCGATGAAAAAGCCGGCCGCATCGCCACCGGCGAAGGAGCCGCTCTGCACCAGCACCTGACGCACGCGGAACAGCGCCGACGTCGTGGTCGCGCCACGGAGTACGTGACCGGCCGCGATGGTCGTGGTGCCGCCCGACGTGAACGGCATCGAAACCACGTTTGGATAGCCGATGGTGTACTTGTCGCCATCGGTGAGGTTCTGGATTTCCACCCGATCCGGGATGAAGCCCAGTTCGACATTCTGGGCGGCGGCGTCGCCGACCAGCATGCCCCAAGAGTAGGATTGCAACATTGAACGAACCTTTGGTTGGAGGGAGAGACGTTCAAATCTCTCCGTCAGGAAGAAAAGAAACCCTCTGTGTTAGAGGGCGGTCGAGGCGACCTCGAGCCGAGCCATCCAGAGTTGGTTGAGGATGAGCGACAACTCCCAGATCTTCCAGCCGACGTACCCACGTTGGCCTAATGGATCAGACTTTGATTTGACGTTAGGCGGGATGATCGTGGGTTCCACGGCGTTCGCGCCGCGCAGCGGAACGATGCCGTAGGCATCCTGACCGAAGTACAGGATGGGATAGATGTCGGCCGCCGAGCCGGCCGACGTGACCATGCTGGTCCCGGAGCCGTTAAAGGTGCCGCCGGCATCCACGATGGACGACAAATCCGGCGACAGCACGTAGCGGACGTTTTCGACCGAGCCGCACTCGCGTTCGTGCACGACCTTGCGGGAGCCGTATTCCGCGCACGGGGTGAACCCGGGCAAGTTGCGGATGTCCGATTCCAGGTCGGTGTGCGCGACGGCGATCCAGGCTGCCTCGATTGGCTTCGTTCCGTAGTTGGGCGACGCATCGAGGGTTTTCGTCATCATCATCGCCTTCTGAGCCAGAAGGGCGCGGACGACGGCGCGTTGCTTGGAGAGCGAGATGGGCGTGTTCACCGCGTTGCGTGCGCTGCCGTTGGCATAGAACACGTTGGTTCCCGCGCGCAGCACGCCCCAACGCAGGGCTTCAGTCGTGCGGCCGATGTTCTCGCCGCATTGCTTCGCCATGTCGTTGAGTACAGGATCTTCATGCGTATCCTGCACGACGTCGGTAGTTTGGGCGACCTGACCGTACTGGCGCAGGGTGCCGCTCACGTCGCTGTAGGAGAACTGCGTTGCAGCCGGCGTGACGCCTTCCTGCAACGGCGTTGTCGCTGCCGAGAACACGTTCGGTCGACGGAATTTGATGACCGTCGACTTGTTCTGGGGCATCGGCCTTGTCGCGCCGAACTTGTCGAGCACGACAACGGCGCCCGCGTACTTGAGCATCTCGCGGGCGGCGTAGACGGTTGTCCGCTGGGAAATTCCCGGCGAATCGCTTTGAGTAACGCCTGTGGTCATATGACCACTCCTTTGGGTTACGCCCTCGCCTCAGTTTTGGCCTTCTTCTTGTCGAGTCGCTCGAACTCGTCCCAGTAGGACTGCTTGCTGTCGTTCGACGCATTGGTCGGATCGATAGGCTTGCCGCCGGTGGGTCGAGTGGCTCGAGCCCCTTCCAGTTGAAGGTCGCGCTTTGGGTCGGACTTTGGTTTCGGTTTGGGCGGAGACCACTTGGTCTCCACTTTGAACAGTGTGAGGACCTTAGACGCGCCTTGCGGGTCGATGATTTCTTTCCCGTTGGCGTTGACGATGTCGATGATCGCGGCCGGCTGTTGGTTGATCCACGTCTCGAACTCTTTCGAGCCCGTGGCATCGAGCCAATCAGGGTGTGCGGCAACGAGTGTGTTGACATTTTCTTTGACCGTCGTCGCGGCTTTGTCGTCGATCAGGGGACCTACCTTCGCCTCGATGGCAGCCAGTCGAACCTCTGCTTTTTCCGCTCTTTCGGTCAACGCCTTGCGTTCACGTTCGATCTGAGGGGCGATTTCGGGATATTCCTCCTGGAATTTGTCCCACGCCTGTTGTCCCTCGTCGGGTTTTTGCTCAGTCGGCTCGTCGGTGACCTCGGCCGCTGCTGCGGGCTTGGTCTCTTCGAGCTTCCGGATTGTCGCCCGTAGCCGCCCCATTTCGGAGCGGATACCGTGGAGTTCTGCGGCTGATATCGTGACGGTCGGGGGAACCTCTGCGGCCGGTTCGGCGGCAGGTTCTTCGGCGGCTGGCTCTTCAGCGACCGGCTCTTCCTCGGCGTCTTCGACGACGTCAGCGGCCTTCTTTTCGTCGGCGGCTTCCAGTTCGTTCCACAAGTCTTCGTCTGTCTTTTCCTCTGTCTTGTCAGTCACAAGTGCCTCTTAGGTCAGGGGCGGCCGAAGCGGCCCCGGTTACACCACGCCCGACGTAGGGGCGTGGAATTTCGATCGCGGTTCGTCGCCGGCCACGAGGGCCTTCAGCGCCGCAATTACACCGCGGTGATACATCGTCATTTCCGGCGTGGTGTCCGGGTTCTCAAGCAGGGTGCGCGTCTCTTCGATTTGTTCCGCGGCCCAACGCTCTAGCGCCCGCCAAGCTGGACTGTCCTTCTGCTCGGGCGGGGGCGACGGACAGCGTGAGATCATTTCGAGATGTACCCGCCGCTGCCTTTATTGCCCGGCGTTGACCGTTCCAGGGCCGCCTCGGCGGCAAAAATGCGCTCCTTGGAATCGCTCTGCACTCTCGTCTGCTCGAGCCGCGCCCGCAGTTGGTCCAGCTCCATGTTGTGCTCGTGCGCCAACTTGATGAGCGCGGTTTCACGTTCCACGGCGAGTGCGGACATGCGGAAGTCGTTATCCTCCGCTTGCAGCCGCAACTTGCCCTCGAGTTCGACTTCTTCCGGCGACTTGGGCGGCGGTTGCTGGGCGGCGGCTTCCTTTTCCTTCTCGATCTCTGCGTCGGTCTTCCAGACCTCGTCGGCCGCCACCATCATCGATTGCGTCATCTTGCGCGCGACGTTGATGGGCTTCATCAGCGGCCCGAAGATTGGGTGGACCGAGAACCGTTCGGCCAGCACCATCAGGGACTGACTCTGCAACTCGCGGACGAGCAGGACCGATGAGCCGCGGGCGTCAACCTGATAGTCGCCCTTCATCTCGGGCTTATCCGAGAACTGCATGTTCCAGTCGTAGAGGCGGCGCATGTTCGGCACCGTCATCTCGTCGTCGAAGTTTTTGACGCTCCGTCGCACCACGACGTTGAACGAGTTCATCAGGATCGACATGCCCTGCGCCGTCTGGGTGACGTGCGCGCCCTGCTCGCCCTGGGCGATTAGCGGCGTGGCGGTCTCGTCATCGATGAACTTCATCGCCAGTTGGATGATGTTCGCCAATTCCCGCTGGTTGTTCTGGATCGAAACCGTCTCGATCACCGGAGCGTCTTTGGGCGTAGAACGCAGGCGCTTCCACAGCTTGTATGCCTTGATCTCCCACAGTCCGTCGGCCGGCTCGAGATTGGCTTCGTCGACGATGAGTTGCGGCCCGGACGACAGAGCGGAGTTGTCCATCATCATGCGCCACGCGCCGTTGAGCGCGGCTTGTGCGTACCTCATCATCCGCGGCGCCCCGATGCCGAACGGGGAGGCCTCGTCTTTCTCGAGGCGGAACACCGAATAGATGGTTTCGTCCGAATCGAGCGGGTGAATGTTGAAGCGCAACAGTTCGCCCTGGCAGAAGTAGGCGCTCACCACGATTGAGCGCAGCGGCTCTTCCTTCAGCAGCTCCTTGATTTTGCCGTGCTGCGGTTGCTCGCAGATTTTTTCGATTTGCTCGCGGCTCAGCGGGCCGTGGTATTCCCAGACGTGGTAGAACTCGCCCGAAAGATCCTGAGAATTGCCGTTCAGCGCCCGCAAACTCGCCAAATAGTCCGGCTCATCATCCTCGGGGTCGGCCTCCAGGATGCGAAGGCAGGCCTTTACGTCGAAGCCCATCTCGCGCGCCATCTTCTTGAATTTGCTTTCCGTGAGCAGGTGGCGCTCGAAGTGGGATTCCGACTCATCGGCGCTGCGCGTCGTCATGTCGGGGAAGTACCCCCAGTAGTCGACGCGGCGGAAGGCCGGCCGCCTGTCTTCGACGGTCATCAGTTGGTAGCCGCCCTCTCCCATCTGCCAGCGCCGCAACACGTTGCTCTCGATGATGGGACCCTTCATCACCCCGGCGCCGACGCGGGCGGCATCTTCGATCACCAAGCGTGCCTCGGCGGAGTAGGAGCACGACCGCAGTTGGTCGTCCATCTCCTGAGCCATGTTTTCCGAGGCTTCCTTGGCCGCGTCCATCTTGACAATGGCTGCTTGGGCCGCCTGCGCCATGGCCGTTCCAAGTTGGGCGACGGCCGCGGCTTCCGCGTCTTGTCCGACCTTGGTGAGCGCGTTGGCTCTGTTGACGGCCTTTTGCACCTTGGTGCCCACGCGCGTGGCCGCCTGGATCAGTTGCGGCACGGGCGTCGGCTGGATGCCCCAATTCCGCTCGTCCGTCGGAAACAGCATGTCGCCGAGGCGGGCGGCGATTGCGTTGGCCTTCGGGCGCGACTGATTGATGAACACGACCGACTTTTTCTGGGCTACCAAGTCGGCCCGCATGTCGAACTCGTATTCCCCGGCCAGTTGGGTGAGATCCTCGATCCAGCGTTCTTCGACGTCCTTGCGCAGGCCTACCCGCCGTTTGGCTTCGTCCGCCAGTTCTTCGACGATCTCTTGAATCGCCGAGATTCCTTCCGGGCCGGGAATCTTCTCGAGTTGGGCATCGGTGGTGGGAAAGTCGTCGTCCATTTAGCCGTGCCCCGCTGCGACGCCTGAAAGCCACCGCGATGTCGTGGCGGGCCGCGTCTTGAAATACAAGAGCGGATTGCTCGCGATGAGATAGCGCGTGCAATCCATCAGGTGGTCGAACTCCTTCACGATGTGACCTTTTTCGTTGCGCCGGTACAGGGCGTGCTCTGCGGCCCAGTTCTGGAGCGTTTTGAATGCCTTTATTCGGCCCGTTGACAGGCGCTCCCAGACCGCAAGCAACCCGGATTCGACGCCGTTTTCGGCCGGTGCCAAGTGCAGGCCGAGACCGACGTACTGCGCCATGACCTGTTCCCCGTCCGATTGGGACCGGCCTTTGGCCGCCGGATCAATGACGCCCTCGAGCCACTCGCCTCGGGCCCGGATGGCCGTTGCATGCACACTTGGCTCCGAATAGCCGCGGTAGTGCTCCGAGTACAAAAAAACCGTGTCGGTTCCACGATCGAGGGCGCCAAACAGCGCCGCCGTACGCTTCCAGCCGACGTCCAGCGCATAGCCCCGAGGCCAATGGTCCGGGATTTGGAACGGGTCGACCTGGATGTCGGCCAAAGGCACCGGATAGATCGCGCCGGCGCCGAGGGATGGCGTCCCTTCCGAGCGCGCCTCGCGCAGGTAGGGCGGGGTTGACGCCAGCAATTCCGCCTTGTCACGCTCGGTCAGGTGGGGAACGTCCCGCCAACCCGCCCTCACCATGTACTTCGACGGCGAAATCTCGGGCATCTAGTTCGCGACGAACGTCAGACGCCCCCGAAGGTTGGTCGCCGCCGCGTACGTCGGCGTGCCGCGCGAGATCAGGCCGACATAGAGGGTCGGCGCGGCCTCCGCCGGCAGGTTCAGCGGCAGACGCAGATCGCGGGCGACCGACGCCTTACCGGCCGACGCGCTCAAAACGAAGTGTGTGGTGACCGAGACGATGCCCAAGAGCTTGCTCATGTCGGCCGCCGTGATCTCCACCGCGTTGTTCAGGGTGAACGTCGATGTGGTCAGCGCTGCCTTGAAAAGGGCGACGTCGATGTTGGCGCCCTGGTGGGCGACGTCGGTGAGAAGGACCTGTTCGAGCATGAACGAGTGGACATGGTCCCGTAAGGCCTCGAGCGAGACTTCCTGGATCACGGCGATCGCGTCGCCTGACGCATAGATGTTCGTGTCGACGGTCGGGGAAAGCTCGGCAATGAATGTTGGTCGTGGCAATGCAACCTCCAAAAGGAAGGACCCTGGCTTTTGAGGGCCAGGGTCCAGGGGTATTCCATCGGAGGGAATATTGGGGGATATCCCCCCAACGCGCCCTCAGTTAGGCCTCATTCGTTTGTACAAGTCAACCGCCGACTGGCTCAGCAGGTCGCGGAGGTCCAGTCTCAGCGGCATACACCAGCATTGCCCTAGCTCCGTGATGTGATGGCCCCGGGTAGTCCGGTGTATTTCGACCACGTCCATGCTCCCGCGGAGCACTTGCCCCGTCAGCATCTTCAGTCGATCGTCGAGTTGCGCCGCGTTGGCAGGCGTTTCGTGCTTGTAGCGTGGCCCCGCCGGGGCCCAGTCCTCGAAGACCGACGGCCAGCCAGATCGAATCGCGGCCGGGGAGGGACCCAATGGCCTCGGGTTGACGGGGCCGACCGCGACTCTCATCCCATGGACTCTACCCGTCATGGCCCTAGGGTTTATTTAAGCGACATATCCGGTCGCTGTTCGGCGGGCATGAACGACAACACCGTCTCGGACATGCCCTCAAGCGGCGTGAAGGTGATCATTGTGATGCCCTGCGTTGTTGCGGTCCGGATCAAAGCCTCGGAGTAGACATCGAGCGGCGGTTCTTCATCGAACCAGATGCCGTGCTGCGCCACGCCCTCGAACGAACCTCGCCCCTGCTGGTAGCTCTTGAACGCCAGATAGCTCCACTTGCCCGTGACGTGCTTGACCCTGATCGTGTCGACCAAGTCGGCGACGCCCTGTTTCCACGATATCCGTGGGTTAAGCAATTCCCCAGGGATCAATCCCGTACCCGATACCGACTTGCGCCCCTCGGTTTCCACGACCTCGCCGAGCAGACACGCTTGCACGACGTCGCGCGTGCTTTCGTTCGTTTTCCCGGCCGCCCACCACGACACCGCATGTTTGAAGCGCCGTCCCACCCACCAATCGGGGTAGCGGCCCGTCAGGTGCAGGGCCGTTTCGTAGCCGCCGCCGCCCAGCGTCTTGCCCACCCGGTTCGCCGCCATCATGCAGCGCTCGCGGTATTTCGCGCCGGCCTCGAAGAACTCAAGATGCCGTTCGTACTTCGATCGCGCGTAGAACATCGTGCCCGGCAGGATCGTCTTCAGCACCGTCGGCCCGGGCCACACCGTGTCCTCGTCCGGGTACATCGAGACCAACAGCCGCTGCGAAAACCGCCGGTGTTGCTCCCGTTGGAGGAGAACCAAGCGCTCGAGCTTGACGCGATGAGCGTCGGTCGTGTCTGAAATGTTGTCCCCGCACTTTCCCTTGTCGTCCTCGCTTTAAGGTGGCGAGGCTCACCTTGGGTCCCCTCGCGGAGGAGATTTCAGTCCCCCTAATCAGGCCGTGGGGCTTGGCCTTTTTTGCGTTGTCCCGGGTCGGACGGCCGGGCGCGTCGTCGATTGGATCAACCGCTCCGCGGCCTTCACCGTCGGCGATAAGGCGAGCCGGCGATCGCGCCAGCCCTTCGTCGGGTGCAGCCACGTGTAGCGGACGACGTACTGGTCAAGGCTTCGCGCCCGCGTCATCCCGGCAATATAGGCGCCCGGCTTCGTTCCTGCGCGGCGCTTCACCCAAGCACCACGATCAACGCGAGCACAACGAACAGCGTCAGCGTCGGCAGGGCCTGAACGAACGTCATCGGTTTTTCCATTTGTCCCATCTCTCCTGTCCCCATTCGTGAACTGTCCCCGTCTTCAGGCGCTGGGGCTTACCGTCTTCGTGGTCCCAGGTAGCGGTGGTCCCCGCAATCTCCGGCGGCTGGGCGCGCCGCTTCTTCAGTCCGACTACGGCGTCCCCTTGGGTACTTCAAGTCCCCAACTCAGGGCATTCCGGTCAGGTCCCTGTGAGTCCGTCCCTGGCCTCGGGTGTCAGGGCGCACCGACAAAGTTGTCCCTGCGTTCGGGTGGCTGGGCTCACATTCGTCTCCGACCATCTGACGGGCCCGGAGCGCCACACGATGCCAGTTGGTCCCCATCTTGGTCCCCATCTTAATCCCCATCTTGGTCCCTCGCTCGGGCGCTGGGGCGCGCCAATGTGCTTCACGTTGCGAAGCCCGAAGTTCCCAAGTGCGGACAGTCCCCGTGTCTCCGGCGTTGGGGCTCGCCCTCAGAGCACGGATTCGATCTCGTACAGCGCCATCTCAAGTTCGTTCGGTCGACGGACATCAACTCGTCGACCAGATTTTTGGGCTGTCCCCGGTTCGCCAGTCCCCCTGGTTTTCAGGCACCGGGGCGTGCCTACCTTTCCGTCCCCTTCGTCAGGCCGCAGGGCGGGCCTAATTTCCGGTCGTCCCTTCCAGTCCCCTCGAAGACCTGGGACACGGTCCCAGTTTTCAGGCCGCAGGGCTTGGCCTCGATTCCACCGTCCCCAACAGGGACAACGCGCATGTAGCTGGTGTAGCTAGTGCAGCAACTCGGTCCCCAGTTCCTCGTGCGGCGGGGCGCGCTCGGAAGTCCGTAGTCTGGCAATGCCAGCCACCACGATCAAGCCTTGGCCCCTGTCGTCGCAAGGTTCCGCTTGTCTCCGCCTCGCATCATGGCGGCGGAGCGTGCCCATGTAGCTAGTGAGCCCTTGGGTCGTCCCCGGAAGTTACCGTCCCCCATCTCGGACGTCGGGGCAAGCCCGTGTAGCTAACGCTCGATCTTAGGGGCACCCGGTCCGTCCCCTTCGTTTCAGGCCTCGGAACTGGCTCAAGAAGTCCCCCCCTTCAGGCGGAGGGGCCTCGCCTCGAAATCCTAGTGGTTGGTCCCCAAGTGTTGGGCCAGTCCCCTCGTCAGGCGTCGGGGCGCGCCGTCGATCCTCGTTCGTATGGCGTCCCCCCTCGGGCCGGGCGAGATGGTTGCGGTCCCCTGGGCCGTTGTCCCCAGTCTCGGCCAGCGGGGCGTGGCGTCGATCTTCGTTCGTATAGCGTCCCCCCCTCGCGGGCCGGGGCGGGCTTGGCGGAAGGCGAGTCCCCCCTCGGTCAGGACTACGTCCCATCATTCAGCCAGCGGGGGGCGCGGCGTGGTTCCGATCATCGGCAGTCGTCCCCCCCTCGTATCAGGCGGGCGGGGCGTACCAAACTCCACGCCGTCCCCGGTTCCTCGGCCAGCGGGGCGTGGCTAACTCGGTGTTCGGTCCCCCCTCTCGTCAAGCCGCGGGGCTGGGCCCTTTGCGGATGGCGCCGTCCCCCGGGGCCTTCGCGCTGGTCCCCTCGTTCAGGCGTTGGGGCGTCGCCCTGATCTCGGTCATCCGCCATCGTCCCCCGGCCTCGGCCCTCGGGGCCCGGGCGGTCGGCCATGTCGTACGGGGCGTGGGCGCAAGTCCCCGTCCCCCAACCCGCGTCGGCCCTCGGGACTGGGCGCGGTTGTCACGTCTTTGACGACCTCGGTCCCCGACCGAGGCCCGCGGGGCGGGGCGGTTTCATTTCCGACGTCCCCATCTCCTTGTGGTCCCCCAG